CATTAGATAATTCTTCTACAGATAATTTATTTCCATTGAACTCATAAGACCAAATGACAGATTTATCTTTAATATCACTCACAACTGAAATAGTTCTTTTAGAGCCTCCAACACGTAAAGCTCTATTAGTACCTGAACATGATAAAACAATGTCCTCTATTTCTGGCTCTTGAGGAATAACCGGAGAGTCATAATAGTCACATATTTTTAATTCAACATTATCTGTAACTTTATTGAAATGATCCTGTTTAAGCGTTACTTTAGTTACTCCGCATGGGAACGTATCTTCTAGTTTTGACACTTCAAAAACTAAAGGCCTAATCATAGAATCACTCAACATGAAACGATCATTATAATCAATTGTTTGCGTAGTTGGAGTAGTAGGGACAATAAACTGTGACTGATTATCTACCGATGTAAAGAAACCATCGCTCCATACGCCACTGTTGTAGTTGTTGCGGTTTCTTAATACACCAAAACAACTATAAATTTGTTTATTCTTTATCCATTTAAACATCCAATTACATTTAAGAATGTTATATCTTATGAAAGAGTTTTTATCATTCTTCCCTAAAATAAGCCATAGTTCATGAACACCTGTGTTCTTATCCGGTATTTCAAGATAAAAACCAAAACGTTCAATACTATCTTGGTCCATATATTTCTTTTCAGGGAAATAGCCAGGTCTGAATTGAGCCAGATACTCAACCTGGTCCTTATTGATTGTATAGGTTTGAGAATACTGATATTTGATTTCAACATCTTCTAAGTATTCCATAGTCCTAGAATATAGCTTACATTGTCTGTAACCTAAGTCATTGGTGAAAGTTTTCTGCATGATTTCGTCTGACTGAGTACGAATACTGTCTGATACAGTATTACCGCATAAAGCCATTCTTTTTTTGAAAATATCACTCATGGTTATCACCTATTTTATCTATGATAGAATGAGCATCAAAAATTATTTTTCTATATTTTTGATGGTTGAAATTAGGATTATTAAATTCAAGTTTGGCGCATTCTATTGTATTAGCCAAATCAATTATATAAGGTGATGGGATTAATTCAGCTAATGCTGCAATATATAATTGCAAGTTATTAAAATAATTGTCAAGTTTTGGATAAGAGTTTTCTTGATAGATTAAAAGCCAATGAATTTTATTATGTAGTAATTCTATATAATCAGAGAACTGATTGTCATTAAAAGTTCCGTATTTATACTTCATTCTGATCACCATCCAGATAAGAATTACTTCTGGAAGAGTGATTCCTAAAATATTTTCTGGCTTCCTTTTTATATTTCTTTTGAATGCTCATAATATAATTGGCATGTTCTTTTTGGCTGGTCCATTTTTCATCTTTTGAACCATAAAACATATTAGTATGCTCTAAAGAATTCAAACGAATATCATACCAAGCAACGACCATATATAAAGCAACGACTTCTATTTCACCATTAGTAAGGGTGTCCTCGAATTCGAACAGAACATCATTTTTTTTCGTTAAATCATGTTCTATTTTTAACTGGTCTAATTCAATCATTGCAATAGCACTATTTAGCCATTCTAAGCACAATTCAGTCCAGTCATCAGACGCTAATTTTAATACTTTTATATCTTCAACTTTATTTTCAAATCGTTTAAATACTGTTTCATAAGAGGTCATAGAACACCTCCTAAATCATTTTTTCTAACTCTGTACCACAAATTTCATCTACAGCACGTACTTTCTGAATAGAATCAAATGTACCATTATCCAGTCTAGTTGCTACCTCAATTTTAATTGCTGTTTTAAGTCCCTTAGGAACTTCAGCAAGTGCTTTCTTAAACTGAGCTGGTGAGAGAGCAAGAAACTGATTAATATCAGAAGCATCATAAAGATTATCATAAAGATCTTTTACATCTTTCCATCTAGGATCTTCTAATAATTCATCATTCTCAATCTGGAAACATGGATCATAAATATATGGGGATCGGCTAGATTTAAGAGAGTACAAATCTCTATATTCTACTTCACGAACATCTCCATATCCATCCCAACGGTATAGGATATCACTTTGTTTACCAGGCATAAATAATGTTCCCTGCACTAAAGAACGACATTCAATAAGTTCGTTCTGTTCAAACTTTTTAGTAGTTTTAACAGGAGCTGTTTCCTTTGTAGTATTTTCAGTAGTAGCAACAGTTTTTGTTGCAGCTCTTCTTGTTGCCATGTTATTACTCCTTTTTAATCAGTTAAAGAGGTGGTAATTCCACCTCTTTAAATAGTTTTTTATTTAAGTGTCCAAACTCCGAAACGCTTTCCAATAATTGTGGCCACACCCATTTTAATCTGATATTCATACTCAATAGTTTTATCCATATTTGTATTTCCATCAGATACTTCTTTAATCTGAGCGTCGCCTTCATTGTAGATCTTGATAAATTTGTTATCAGCTACTGGCATAATCAGAAGTTTAGTATTATCTACTAACTTTTTACTTGTGTCATTGTTAGCAAATCTCTGCGGAATTTCAACAAGACGAATACCTTCAAACATACCTAAACGGCCTGTAGTGTGTCTTTCATCTTTCATTGCATTAGATACCCAAGTGATATCTTCCATAGCAGAAAGTTTTGCAAGAGCAGATTTGGTACCCATAACAACTACTTCATCACCTGTAGCCATCTGTACATCTTCGATTAGAGTCATAAACTCATCTTTTGTAGCTGCTGCAAGTGTACCTGTCTTATTAAACTGTGTGGACGGGAGAACCTTCTCACCTGCTGCCATTACAGCCGCATATACCATATCGTTAATTTTCTTGTCAAAAGCTTCATAGATTTTCTGTACGAATCCAGCCCAGTCAATACGACCTGCCATAAACAGCTCATATTCTGCGTAAATTTTAATTCCATACCATGAGGTTCTAACAGAAAATGTCTGTCCTTCTGCCAGACGCTGTCTAATAATATCATGGTGATTACCGGAAAGCTCAGACACTGTCAGAATAACTTCATCTGGTACATAAAATTCATTAGTATCACCGTCAGCCATAGATTTGATTTCTACAAATTCATTGAAGAATGGGTTTTCTCCCCAACCAGAAACAAGCAGATTCTCTACTGTCTCTTCGATAATTTCAAATACATCAATTTTATGTCTACGAATAGCTTTTCTAAGTTCTTTTCTTGAGCAGTTTTCATCTACTCCAAGTACAGAGAACATAATCTCTCTGATTTTATTATTGGCATCTTTTGTAGATACTTTTTCTTCTCCCTTAGCTGTGTCAAACATAAGCTGGGAGTACTCTGCATAATCATTTTCAGCAAAAATATTTCTTACTTCATTACTTGAAAAATTAAGTTTCATTATGTATTCCTCCTTTCATTAACCAATTGTCAGCTTTTTGTCTGCTACAGTTACAGTTGCACCTTTAGTAGGAGTACCACTAAATCCTTCAGATGATACTTCAAACACATCACCTACATAAAGCTCATATGCTCGAACGATGTCACCATTTGCGTTATAGAAATTACTTTCATGTTTAAGAGCGGTAGTATATTCTTCGTATAACATTGGTACCTGGAGCAGTAACAGAGCATCTCCTGGTGTTTTAACTTCTACATACCAATTTCCGTTAGCTGCTTTATCCAGTACTACACCAGCAAAACCAGTAGAATCTTTAGCTTTATAAGTCTCCGGTTTGATATAATCGCCTTTTGCAACAATTGATCCGTTGTCCAGATCTTCTTCAATCTGAATGTTATAAATATGACCTGCAATAGTAGCTTTCAGCTTAGAGCTACCAGCAACAGCGTGTTTTTCAGCAGTGGCCATAAATTTCTGAAAATTAGATGCCATTTTTATTTCCTCCTTTAAATATTTTTAGGCAATAAAAAAGAGCTATTTGATAGCTCAATCCTTAAATAAACTTCCATATGGTTTCTTAGCTTTCTTAGGTTCAGTAAAACCAATAGCACTAGGTTTCTGCTGATAGTTGAAAGTGCCTTTTTCTTTAACATATTTACCTAAAATAGCATCGGCTCTTGTCTGTACTTCTTCTACACTGTAGATAGCCTGATTTTTGATCAGTTCTTTAAAATCTTCTCTATCTTTCAGTTCAGTGTAAATTTCAGCACCAAGAACAGCTTCTTTATCTTTTGATTCGTACTCATTAACTCTATTCTGAAGAGCAGCATAGTTACTTCTGAGTTCTTCTAATTCACTTTTTTCTGAAAGTGTAAGATACTCTTTAAATAATTCTGTTCTTTCATCTGAGAGAGATACTGTATCACCATCTTTTGCATAGCCCTGACGGAAAATTTTACTTTCATCCCAGTTGCTATATACAAAATGGTCATCATATGTAGCATTAATAAAATACCATTCATTATCATTTTCTTCCCAAGTAGACAGAAGAGTATATAATGCACCTCTTACATCTTCATGACTAATTTCAAAAGTAACTTCAGTATTACCATTTTCTTTTTTTGTATATCTTTTTTTATTGCTAAACTCTGAATTGTCATTTGATTCTGGATCAGCTTCCGGATCAGCAACTGGTTCTTTTACCGGTTCGTTTGGATCTTCTGTATCTTCGAATAATTCAGCAAACTTAGCCTCTAACTCTTCATCGGACATAGACTCATAATCAAAGTCAAGGTCTTCAACAGTTTTAGAGTATTTCTCTAATAATTCATTGAGTTTCAACGTTTGGTTTCCTCCTTTCGTTGGTTCTTCAATTTCAAACTTAGCAAGAGTCTCCTGCAAAGACTGAATAACCTTTAGTAATTTTTCTTCTGTATTAGTAAAAAGACTATTATTCTCTTCACTGAAATCAGCAATATCTAATCTGGCACCCTCCATACCTTCTTCAACGGGTTTCTCGGTGATAGGATCAGTGCCTAAACAAGTCACACCATTATATCTGAATTTATCTAAGTGAAGCACTTTATCCTTAGTGTCAAAAGAGAGTTCTGAAATACTTAATTCACAACTTACTTTACTTCCTTGTTTACGCTGAATAATTTCACATGCTGGAGCACAATAATCGTTATAAATTACCGCATCGGCAATAACATATGTTTTATCATGTTCTTTATCATACTCAAGATGATATCCTTCAGGATTGACAAAAACACCAATAGGTTGCTCAATGTATGTAATGTTTCCTTCATCATCAAATTCCATAGCATGAGAAGTAAAATCAGTAGTTCCATCAGATAAAGTGGTAATAGCGGCCAGAACTGGTCTATAGTGTAAAGACGGTAAAGCTTCTAACTGAGCTTCTTCAGATATATAAGATTTATTTCTATTTTCATATAAATGATTTACTTTGAATTTAGTTCGTAAAAAACCATCATCTTCATCAGAATCTTCTAATTCAAATTTTGCCGGAACCTGAACTGCAATATTATATCCAGACTCTTTGGCACTGAATACAGTTGTCTGATTCCTCTGTTCAAAAAAAGAATAGAGATCATCTAATGTAAGTACTTTTTTCTTCATGTTAGCCTCCTTTCTATTGTGTATTTTTATCCTCATAGAAGAGGAGTACTAACTTGCACAATAAATATCGGTATAAGTTAGCTTGTTTATATCTATATTTACATTTGCAAAAGAAAGAGATGAACAATTTGCAAATGTATA